CCAGTGACTGGATCATATGTACCATTGGTTGGTGTATGAGTTTCAATTACCTTAGCAGGATCACTCCAGTAAATTGCATCAACATTAACAGCACCTGTATCAGCACTTACAAATGTATGAGTACCACCAGCACCCACACCGGAATTAACTGTAATATCATCCCCAGCAACAGCAGTTACTAGCATCGGTTCATTATAGTTTCCATCACCTTTGCGTGGGTATGAGTGCTCAGTAGCATCACTATCTTGAGAACATGTAAATGTAAAGCTGTAAGGAGCAAACTCAATGTAATCACCAAGTGCAATATCATGTCCTGGGATTGTTACAACACTCTCACCAGTAACAGGATCGTAAGTTGCAGTTGTAGGTGTGTAGTAGCTCAAGTAACGTGATGGATCAGTCCATACAACAGGATCACCATCAATTGCGCCTACATGAGCATAAGCAAATGTATGAGTACCACCTGTTCCTGCACCAATATTACAAGTAATAGTAGTTGCGGTTACTGCGGTGAGTTTAACCGGCTTGCGATAGTAAGGATGGTGTGCTTGAGGAGCAGCATGTTCTGTAACATCTCCATCGAGATCACAAGTAAACACAACCGAATTTGGTTTGATTTCAATGTAATCGCCGGCTGATAAATTATGTTGTCCGATAGTTGCTTCAAATATACCAGTAGCGGGATCATAAGTCGCAGTTGAAGGAGTATAGCTACCTTCATAAGTTCCAGACTTAACACAATCAGTAGTTGAACTTACCCATGTATGAGCAGTACCATTTAAGTAACCACCAACATTGACTGTAATCGATGTCGCTGTTACGGTGTTGATTGTTACCGGAGTTCGATATGCAGGATCACCTTTACGTGGATAAGCATGATTTGTTGTATTACCATCAAGAGCACATGTAAATACTATACTCTCATCATCCAGTAAAACGGTAGCACCTTCTTGTAAATCGTGAGCACCGATAGCAAGATCTAATACACCAGTAGTAGGATCGTAAGTTGTACCTGCACCTGGTGTGTAGCTCTTACCATTGTTATTTAAAATGTCGATGATTTGATCAAATGCCGCATCTGTTCTGTGACGAGATGGAGCATCAGTTGCCGCAGCACTAACAAGACCTTTCAGATGGGTCATTGCTCCGACTGTTTCAACGAGCTGGTCTCTTACAACAGTTTCTGCACCTTGAGTTCCTTGACGATAAGCAACACCAGTTTGAATTGAGTTAAAGTTCGAACCAGTAATGAGATCTCGCTCAACCGCAGGAAGAATATATTCAAGTACATCACGAGAACATTTTTCAGAATCGTAACGGAAGTAGTTATCGTCAATGTAGCCTAGAGTCTGATCTTGAATAAACTCGCGGTTAGCTTGTATTTGCTTACGAGCATTACGATTATCAACTGGGATATTCGTATCATCAGACCATGTAATCTCTGAGCCCATTTCAATAACTGAATTTGGAAGAGCGCTTACAAATGTATGTATGCCAGTGTAGAATGATCTTCCTACATTAGTCGTAATGGTAGTTGCAGTCACATCAAGAATCTCAATTGGACTCTTAAACACTGGATCAGTAGGACGTGGGTGTGAGATATTAATCACATTCCCATCAGTTCCACAACTGAATGTAATACCACCCTCAGAGACCAGGACCTTGCGTCCAGGTGTTAATGAGTGAGCACCAATAGTTACTACCATTATTCCAGTAGTAGGATCGTATGTGGCGTTAGTAGGCGTATAGGTTGTTCCACGATAATCGAGAATGTCAACAATCTCGTCCATAGCTGCATCTACTCGAGAAGTAGCAATATATGAATCACCATCAATTAACGCATTGGTTTGATCTTTAAGTCTACGGTAAGCTGCAACAGTTTCATTTCGTTGTTGACCTACAACCTTCTCAGCAGACTTCATAAAGTATGCACCACCTGCTCTTACAGCATTATAGTTGGTGTCGAGAAGCATGTCATATTTAGCTGCAGGAAGAATATACTCGGTCGTATCTCGCTTACACTTAACGCTGTCGTAAGCAAAGAACTCGTCGTTGTTATCAATCCAATCAAGTAATTCGTCTTGAATGAATGATCTGTTATCTTGTAACACTTCCCGAGCTGAGGTATACTTAGCATTTCCAGTATCAGTGAATATGATTGGATTCATATTCTCTTCGCCAAACTCTACTACATTGTAAAGTTCTTGGAAAGAAGTATTTGCACGATCAATAACATCACCATCGAATAAAGATTCGATTCGTGATTGTAGATATTGGTTAGCACCCAGTGTTGCTTCAAGCTGTTCGCCAACAACCTTACTTGAAATCGGTGAACGATAAGAAATACCGGCTAAACGTCCCCAGTAGTTCGTATCAAGTGTAATGTCGTATGCTGAGTTGTCGATGATAATCTTGGAATCTCGCTCACACTTATCAGCATCATAACCTGTATAACCCAATCCGCCGTCTGAAGTATTTGCGGTAAGGTGACCAATCATGTCTTCGATAATCAGATCACTGTTGTCAGTTAATACTGAAGCAAATACAGTATTACCGAAGAGGTTATCACCATTTGGATCAGGATCTTTTGGAGCAAAGATTTCAGTAGTACCTTTTGCTCGCATTGAGATGTCACCGAACTGAGTACCTGAGTTGTTCAATGTCATTTGTCCACCGTTCAAGGCGTAGAATGCAACTCGTACAAAGATCGATAGAGAACCAATACCGTTTACACCAGCACCATCCCGTGCTACATAACCGATACCATTTTGAGAACGTGGTGTGAAACCAAAACATAGTACATATGTGTAGAGAGAGTCTGGATCAAGAACTCGTCGATCTGCCAACATACAACCACCACCACGACCAACTAATGGGTTGGGGAAGTTGTCAATACCGATGCTTTCAATAACACCTACACCACCACTTTCTGATCGAACAGTATCACCAACCGCATAACCCCTTCCGTTCTTCAAGTTACGAACGAAGATTTTACGATTAGTTGCAAGATCTGGAGTAAGTGCAGGTAATGACCCATCACCTGAAGGATCTAAGTCTCGAGTATCATCCCAAGAGATATAACCTTTTGCACCACTACTGAAAGTGATTTCGTCATCCATCAAGAATTGGCCAGTGTAGCCTACTTCAAGAATAAATTCTCGACCCAAGTCAAGAACGTTACCCTTTGTGTTGAAAGGCTGCAATGGCGGTTCTACATCTTCTCGTAAGAAGTTCGAAAGCTGAGATGAATCTCGAATGTATGGAGATCGGAGTAGTTTAGCACCTGGTCGATAAGCAACAGCGAATCCACCTTCTGGGAAGTCAAAGTTATCTACTTTCCAGTTCTGATATGCAAAGCCCTGAACATAACAACCAGAACCAACCAATACCGCGTTGTTGTTTTCGTATCCTGGCAGTGCTTCAATAACCGTAGCATACTGACCAGCAGTTGATGTCATTGCACAATCATCTGGTAGTGCGATATTACCTTTCGTGTAATATGTACCTGGCCCACATGAAATATGAATCGCGTTGTTAATTGCGTTACGATTCGCATCACCGCCGGCCTTTTCAATTGCAAGCTCAGAAGCTCGCTCAAGTGTTTGAATAGGCTCAAGCATGGTGCCTGGGTTTGAATCATCACCTTTAACAGGATCAACGTGTACTTTAAGATCAGTAGCAGTTGTCTTAGATATTTCTCTAAAGAATTGACCGTAAGTAATCTTTTCTGTTTCGCCAGTCTTTTCGTTCTTTAAAGCGAACCAGCTATTCTCGTCAATAGAAGGCTCAAAGTCATTTTCAATCTCCATGTCAAAGTCGACAAGTTTAGATTGATCAATTACACCATCTTTAAACGTTGACTTAGTTACATCACCATCGTCAAACGTTGACTTAGTCTGACCGAAACCGGTGGCTGTTGAACTCGTAATTGTCATGTTCTCAGCAACTACATTAGCCATAGTTCCTGTAAATGACGAATCCACAATCACAGAATCTTGAATTACACCTTGGTCAATAGTTGTATTTGTAAATACATTATTGTTACCAGTTCCATCTGAGAAATCAGAAGAAGTAATTGCTAGATTATTTGCTGTGCTGTCGTTGAGCTCAGATCCAGTGAATACGTTATTAGCACCTGTACCATCAGAGAAGTCTGAATTGACGAGGTCTACATTATCACCAGTTGAATTTGTAAGTGCACCGTTATCGAACGTAGAAGCAGTTATCGTGATGTTGTTTGCAGTACTATTACTTACTGCACCATCAGCGAAGGTAGACGAAGTAATTCCTACGTTGTTTGCGGTTGAATCAGCAATAGTTCCATCAGTAAATGATGAATTCGTCATCGTTACGTTATTAGCTGTCGAATCGTTAACAGCACCATCCGTAAACGTAGATGAGGTAATTGCTACATTATTTGCAGTTGAATCGGTGATTGTAGAATCATCGATGGTAGAATTTGTAAGTACTACATTATTACCAGTACCTTCATTAAATTCTGAATTTGTTATAACGACGTTGTTTGCAGTACTGTCATTGAGTTCTGAACTTGTAAGTACAACGTTATTACCAGTTGAATCGAATATCTCGCCATCTGTAAATGTAGATGAGGTAATTGCTACGTTATTAGCTGTACTATCATTAAGTCGAGAATCTGTAAAGGTGTTATTAGCGCCGGTACCATCAGAGAAGTCAGAACGAACAATCTCGAGGTTGTCACCGGTAGAATTAGTAAGTTGACCGTCGTCAAACAAGGTTCTGATAATCTCAGAATCTTCCATGTTTGAATTGTCGATAATAACATTATCAAGACGAGAGTCAGACATGACAACACCGGAGATCGTTCCTCCGGTAATCGTAATTCTATCAAAAATTTCATACTGAATAGCTTGAACAAGCTCTTTACGAGTGATGTTGCTCGTTCCATCATCACCCTGTACTAGGTTGACGATGACAAACAGATCTTCTGACCTAGTATTAGCACCGGTTATCGGAGGTAATTCTGAAATCTTTGACATCTAGTCTTTCCCTTTTTACTTTATATTTATAAGAACAATACGAGACTATTTAGCCAGCTGGCTTTCAAGATCATCTACCTTTACTTTCAATTCCTTAATCGCCTCTAATAAAAGAGGAATGATGTTATCATATCTTACTGCTTTGTAAGTTTCATTATCGACTTCATGATCAAATACTACTTCTGGTAAAACTTTCTCGATCTCTTGTGCAACCACTCCTGAAACTCTTTCATCGGGATCATTCTTATAGTTGAACGTATAACCATTAACTTGCGTAACTTTATCCAAAGCATTGTTAATGATTTCTAAATTTTCTTTTAAAGCGATATCAGAACTACTATATTTAGTAATTACGTTACCTGTTGCTCTCAGATCAGTTACTTGTAAGTTTCCACCAACACGTACATCCGCTGTTACAACGTTTAATACTGTTCCCGACGACTTATTCAATGTAAGTTCGCCGGTGAATGTAAGATCACCTGACGCAGTATCATCAGCATCAGATCTTAAAAATGAGCCTGGAGCAATACCACCCAGTGTATTTGCATTACCGCCACCGCTTGAACCAACATCAACGCCTGGTGCCCACTCTCCTGCAGTTTGACTCCACTTTAATACTTCACCATCAGCCGGTGCGGTTGAAGAAACATCAGTTAAGTCAGCTAAAGCTGCGGTTGCTGAAACACCAGTTAATTGAGAACCATCACCGATAAAATTAACTGCGGTAACATCACCACCTGCGGTAATATCTTCAACCGCTGCAATATTAGGAACGGTTAGTGTTCCTGCAGTACTTAAAAGAAACTTCTTAGGATCTACACCGGTGTTGATCATGAAGTCGGTACCGTTTAGGCCGACGTCCCATGAAAGCGCAGTATCAGTATATCGTGTTTGAGCACCAGATGCTTGACTAAATGTTGCTACTACTGCTGATGCACCGGATACTTCAATTGGAGTAGAAAATGCAACCGGATTGCTTGGAGTAAGAGAAGCAATACTATCAGCATTGAGTACCGTAGATGCAATCAAAGTAGTAGCTGCAAAGTTACCATTGATTGTAGCATTACCCGTTGTCGTGTCACCTGCTGGAGTACCATTCGATACAGTCACAGCGTCACTCGCGAAGATGCTGACCATTTCATTGGTCTTAAGAAGCCAATCTTCAAACGTCTGAGTCGTGTTAATTGTCGTTATGGTTTTTGCCATTTTATTTACTTTCCAAGTTTTCGATTCTTTCGTAAAGAGCAGCTATGGTTGCCTTGATATCCGTAATATCATCATATAGTGCATCGACTTTGCGATAGTACTTTCGCTCTATCTTATATTTATTTAGAGCTTCGGCGTCCATATTAAGAACTGCACCTGTCTTTGGATCTTTTGTTGCTCGGTTCATAATTCGTGGCTCCAGATTAGGTCAACGCTATAGCCCTATAATCTCTCAAAGTAGGAGCATTATGTATATTGGGTGATAGCATATCGATTCGGATCGCGAATTTTCTAAATGTTGAGAAGGTACCGGCTGGGCTAGTATAAGTTAAAGCCCCATCTACATCTTTATCGGCCGCTGCTACTCGATATTTAAATTCGCGATAATCGCGTTGGTTTATATTAGAAGAGTACGTATTAACACCTTCAAATAGTTCTAACTCAACCCAATCGATTTCTCTAGGATTTGAACCATCGAATACATTGTGTGGTCGTACATATACTTTGATATCAGTACCAGTTGGTCGATAACCTGTAACCAAGACGTGAATGTCTTCAGCATCAAGATCAACACTGAGTTCTATCTGACTCGAAATATACTTCGAAGTTGTTGCTGGTGTATCAGTTACTTTATATTGATAAGCAAAGAGCTTAGAAATTTCAATATCAATAAATGGTGTAGATGTTACATTAGCATTGTTTTCAAGATCAATTACGAAATCAAATGATTTAGCACCACTAGGATCGTTACTCTTACTGTGAACGATTAGACCTTTGTTGCCAAATGTATTATTATCACTGAACTTTAAGCCGGTGGAGTAACTTGCGTTGGGTAAACCGGCAGGAACAAATGTACCTGTTAAATTCGTTGTTGAAACAGAATCGTCTGTCTTACCAATCATAGGTTGGATATAGCTGAGGTTAATATCGTCAACCGTAACGATGTCAGCAGACTTCTCACTATCTAGACCAACAATAGGTGATCCAGCAGTAAATGTTCTACCGACTCGTGCTGAACTTCGCTCGAGGTAAAGTTCAGATCGGTCAAGTCGATTATGATAAACCATGTGGCCAATAACGACTGGTGTACCTGTTCCATTTGCAATCGCATATGAAGCCGGCTTATTCAATGTAATCTGAGTTGTTGAGTCAACACTTACAACACTGAATATGTCTGTCTTAGGAGTTACGCCTGATGTAGTTACTTTAATAAAGTCACCTACCGCATAAGTCTGATCAAGAGCTGTACCTGTTAGTATTGCTGTGCCGTTGGCTACACTGACTGTTGCTTGAGTGCCACCTTGTAATGCTTTTTCTTGGTAGATCAATTCACCAGCACTATAGTTACCACCAGTAAGATTATCAATCGTAAAGAATTCGCAATCATTATGAGTCAGTGTTATTGAACCTGAACTTTGATTAAAGTTATGACGTCGTAGTACAAACTTAAGATCTTCGTCTTGGTATGACTTCCAAGCTGAGTTGTTAGTAGAACTAAATAGTACACCATCACCCCAGTCTTGTACAACAGCAGCACCTTGAGTGTCTCCAGGTGTAAGGTCAACTTGACCAATCTGTGAAATATAAACTAAGTAGTTAGGATCGTTTGCATCAGGCTGTAATACTACACAGTATTCTTTTTCTACATCCAATCTTACAGGAGCATCAAAGGCAAATGTAGTTGCTATTGAAGCATCATCAGATACATTAGCAGAAGTTAATGCACCTGCTTTCTTATATGATCTTGAGAAAGGAATGATTTGATTTGAAGGATAGCCGTTAACAACTTCTCGTATTTGTAATTGAATGCCATTCTCTTCACTTACTCGCTTGAAGAAAACGTCAACTTCAGATAAGAATACACTGTTACTTCCTTGTCCCATACCTTTCTTAATAAAGAATGTCTGAGCAATTGGATCGCGTCCACGTGGCCTACGAACAACATTACGAGTTGTAGTCGTTACGTTAACATCAAACTCTGGCATCCGTGTAGTTGCAGTAAGTGATGTACGCTCAACACTAAAGTTATATGCTCGGTATGTAATGAATCCTTGAGATGTCGCTGCAGCTTCGATACTTGAATATACATCAACGTCAGCAATTTCAAGTACACGATCACCCACAAAGAATGATTCTTCAGGAATAGCAAATACTGCTCGTATTACACCATTAGCATCAGAGGTAATAGCTGCTCCAAACTCTCCACCACGTTCGATACCATCGACAGTATCAGAAGCGGTACCAGCACAAACATTAGCATCAATTGATTGCTTATCAAAGTAGAAGTAATGTCTTTGATTAGGACGTAGACCAGACATGTAGACCTTGATGTCACGTGCCGCAATAAATGGCTGGAACTGCATGTTAGTTATGAAATCACCAACAAACTGTTGAGACATCGTGCCTTGATCTGGTAAGATGCTTATTTCACGTGTAGTCGTTGTAATTGTATCAGTTAGTGTACCACCAGGCCTTCGTATCCAACGTCTAGCTGCCCTAGAAGCTTCCATATCAAAGTTATCAGCAAAGAAATTACCAGTACGTGTAGTTGTTTGAGTGTCAGTCAATGGAATAAATTCTTGTAAGTTCTCGACTAATTCGGTAAAGGCTTCGGTCATATCGAAGTCGATAGTTACTGGATTCGTAGTTGTGTCATAAGCAACATCATAAGGAGGAGAAATAAATCCTTGCCCTGTATATTGATAGAAGTTACTTACACAGTTACGGAATCCTGTTGCAGCCTCTTGAGAAATAATTTCAACGTTACTATCTCGACCTAATGTACCAACCTTTGCATCGGTGGTAGAAGGGAATAGTGTTGCCGCTGAGCTACTCTTAAACTTAAGATCAATTGGGAATGTCTTAACCGCAGGTTGTAGAATTTTTTGAGCGTGCGGTATTGAAGCACTAAACATAGGATCTTTAATGTTTGATAAACTAAAGTCATTAAATGGATCAACTACAAAACCATTCTTAAATCGTGATAAACCATTTTCATCAAGTATCGTAAGATTTTCAGTTGCTTGCTCAAGTTGATTCAACGAGATATAATAAGACATGTTATTAATTTTTCTCTCAAGAGAATGCATGTCTTTCATTGTATAGGCTGTAGCACCAACTGCCATTGATGTAACCGCATAAGGAAGTTTGTTTTGTGCATTGGCTGATCGTGTAGATAAGACAGGATAGCCTGGAATAGTAACTTGTGCGATTGCAAATTGATCTCTACCGACTTTAGCAGGAGCAGGGTATGATTGTTCTTTACCTTTCAGTATATTAATCTCACCATAAGAATCAACAACAATCGTGTCGACTCGTGACAAGTAATATTCAATATCAGATGTCACTGACCCGTTGATTGCAGGTATTAAAGGTGCTCCGAAGTTTGTAAAGAATGGAACCGCGCCACCTACTGGGTAAGTAGTAGGATCAATTACTGGAGAACCACCGGGTGTATTGTAATCATAATCAGCTAAACCGATCTTATTACAATATGGACGGAAGTCAAATGATTCTCTTAAGTTATATGTAAGCCCCGAATCTGATGTGTAAGCTGGAATATCAGATGGATCAAGTGTAGCAGGATAACTATTAATCGTAAAGAAGTATTCTCCAGTTGAATTATCTAATTGGAAAACTTTCAATTGAATAGTTAAACGACCTGTTGGACGAGGCCGACCAGGAATATACTCCATGAAAGAAAGATCATAGTGAGTATCTTTTTGGTTCGGAACAAGTCTAAAGCTATTCGTAAAATCAACACCAGCATTATCGACAATGCTAGTAATCTTAAATACGTCTGGGAAACCGAGGTTATATTGGTCTACAGCGAGATCATAGTCAAGCCTGATGTATGGCTCTTTAACGACCTTATTATAAGGCTCGATGCCACTCACAGAACCAATCATGCGTTTGTTATAGTATACAGTTACGTTAGGATCGGATGATGCAGAAGGATCGAGATTAATCGTAAGAACACTATTATTAACATCGGTAGCTGTACTGAGTACTGGAATATAGTTGCTGTTACTATCAATAACTAGCACATCATTATTATCAACAACAAAGTCTTCATCAGCATTTGCATTGATAGTAATAACATTACCTGTTTGAGTTGCCGAAGCATCTTCAACACGGACTGGAATCAGCGTATCAGAAGTATTGAATAGGCTGCGCAATCCGGTATTAAAAACGAGCGGCTTTTTAGAAGCTTCTAAGACTCGATTTTTTACTTTTACATAGCCTGAAGAGTAAGCGAGTCGAGCAATTTCTGATACAGACCCAACCATTACGAGGTTTGTAATGTATACTCGATCAGGAGTTACATTCACGACTAAGGCAGAACCGAGTGACGAACCTGAAGAATCTTGTACATCACATTGTGTAAGATTAACACTTAACTTACCTTGCCACCCATTACCGGAAGAATTATCGACTTCAAGATAGTTGCCGTAATCCATTGAAACTGCTTGTGCATTTATAGTTTCAGTTGTTGAGATCTGATCGATCTTAAACGCTCGTTCTGCGTTATTTTCAACACGATAACCTTTTACATAAGCGCAACCAGTTCCTAATAGAACGTTAACGTGACTATCACCATTTTCGTCTACTAAGTCATCACTGATAACGCTAAAGTTATCTAAAACGTAATTTCCTGACTCTTCATAAGTTCTGCGTGCAAGCTCCTCACCGAGTACATTATATTGTGAAACGTCTCTAACCGTAATTGCGTTTCCGTTTTGGTATCGTACTAGTGTAAAGAAATTAGGATCATTACTAGCGGTGGTTGTATCAATAACAACGAGTTCGGGTATAAGTCTAAGACGATCTGCACCTGGAGCGTTTTCGTTTAACGATCCGTTTGCATTATCATATAGACTCGAATCTTGTAGTGTATTTACGAATGCTTCATTTACTCTAAAACCTACCGAAACATTATTAGGTAAGAGATCATACTTTGAAACAATCAATGTTTGAGATGTAGCGAAAAGGAAATGCCCTTTCTGGAATATTACACCTGGTGCCGATTGGATACCAAAAGTTTTACCAACGTGAGGTGTGTTGACTTTATCCCAAACAAAAAGATCTGTAATTTGTTGTGGCTCATCAGCGAAAAGTTGTGTAGTTGTACCACGCTTATATCTCTTACGAGTAATAGTCAGTGGCTCACCTAATGCAAACTGTGTATCACCATTTGTACCGGTATTCTTATAATCAATAAAGAATGTACGTAGATTAGGAACATCGAGTTTGTTACCTTGAGCGGCTGAAATAATATCAGCTCGTAGACCAGTGTTAGATCCAGTTAACTCGAAGATTTCGTCGATTTCAATTTCGTTACCTGTACCATCGTCTGCGGTAATGACACGACTAACATAATTTTCTACGTTCAGAGTTGTTGACGGGCCTTCAGCAGTAAGGTATGCTGTGTCGGTTAACTTTACGAACTCCAATCCATTTAGATTTGTAAAGTTACAGCCTTTAATAATGCTGCCTTCTTTAAAAATGTTATCGCCGAATTGTTCGACCTGATTTTGCAGCATTGTTTGGAGCTGAGTAAGCTCCCTTGCTTGTACAGCAAAACCGGGCTTAAACAACACACGATAGTATTGTTTTTCAGAATCGAAATCGTCGAAGTACGGCGCTAAACTGAGATCTTTATTAATAGGCATCTTTTATCATATTCCTTTAATATTCCAGTACAAACTTAAATTCTTCTCTCGAGTTATCTGTTCGAGGTAGTGGGAAGAAGTTCTCCATAAAGTAAACTTCACCGGATCTTTGAGTGTACGGAGACATTGTTACGTTACTTGCTACTGGACTATTTATAGTAATTGTTTGGCCGGTCTCGTTTCTGAGCGGCAATGTAAGGTCGAGAGAAACATCTCCCTGACCAGTTGCTGAATTGTTTCGATAAGGTCCCATGTATTCACATAGGTAAAATGTGTTTGTTGTAACATCGACTTCATGTACAAAGCCTGAGAATACAACATCATTATCAGCATTTACTTGAGTTAATGTTGCGTTTGTTGTTACATTACCAATGTCACTTGTAGTAATTGCAATACGATTATCAAAAATGACTGGATTGGCTATATTAAAATTAGGATTGCGAATTAATCCAACCGCTCCGTAAGTATTACTATCACCAATTTGAGTATTATCATCTGCAGTAATATAAGCATACATTGAGAAGTTACGACATCGAAGTTCATCAATGATATTAAAACCGTGGCCACCCGGAGGAGATATGCGAGCTCTTAAAGAAGCACGTACAACAGTCGAGTTAGGATCATCAGGATCAAAGTCAAACTGAGGATCGACAACTGTAACAATCGCATTACTATATCCGATACCAGGCTCGAGCAAGTCAACCGAATCAATTCGACCATCGACAATATTAGGAACACCTACCGCTGTATAATTAGGATTCGTTGTACTAATACCGTCTCCTTGAATTAATACTTTAGGGACAATACGTATGCTAGCGTTTGTAGTAACACCGGCTGTAACAGGATCAGCATCACCTGATACTAATTCTTGTCCTACACGAACTGTTGCAACACCAGTGTTTGGCTCATAAGAATAATCAAACACTTCGAATATATGTGATACACCATTTGGATTCGTAGAATATAAGAATTGGCCAGAGTAGTAATCATCTCGTGGACTCCAGCCTGGGCCTGGATCAATATTCATAATACCAGTAACGTCTGCACTATCGATAAGTGAGCCTGTTACGACTTGGTATCCTTGGTTATCATCTCGGTTATCAACAACAATATCTGAAATTGAACCTTTATCCGCTGGAACAGGATCGCTATCAAGTAAACCTAGAATAGGAATATAACCTACCGCTGCATAAGCTTCAAATTGTAATGAAGTCAAACGATACATATATTTCCAAACATACCCATCGGCTGTTTCGTATCTTTGATTAATAACCGCAGCATCGTAATTAGGTGGGTTACTAGTTACTCCATTGTTGTTATTGCGTAAGCACTTATAAACTCGATAGTCACCTGTATCATTATCGTTAGGTCCAACAACTGCATAAAAGTTTTGTCCGGTTAAATCAACCTTATCATCATACTCAGTATAAGTGTTGCCTACCTGCCATGGATAATATTTAATAGCATAATGAATATCATTAGGATTAACGCGCTTTCCAAACAATATCTTTTCAAGAAACTGGTTCTTAGAATATAGTGTATCAGCAGGATCAAACGTTCCAATGGAAGACACGACTAAGTAGTACGCATCACTAGCTAAGCTATCGATGAATAATCGAGTTGAATCACTTTTGAAACTCGTAGTTAAAATTTCTGGCATATCAGAAGTCGCTTGTATTGATGTTGTTTTGTTTATTTATTAACATGTCTTAAGCCTCGAGTTTTATCTTTTGTCGAGGGAAGACACGCCCTGAAGTAGGTCTTCGTCCTTCAGTAATCGTTTGGCCTCGAGCTATATACTTACCTGTGCCTAGACGAACTGAGTATGGAACATTGACTCGTAAATTTGGTGTACCTGCTAAATCACTCAAGTCAGTACCGCCATTATAGGTGCCGGCATCAGGAATACGGAATACATCAGAAGACGAATATAAACGTGTTGAAGCAAAGTTTGTTGGACTGGGTGTATTCCACCACTCATCAACTAAGTTTTCGCTTTCAAGAACAGGTGAAGCATTCGCTTGCATTATACTTTTAAGATCGGCAATGCTCGGATAGACTCCGCGCTTAGTGTAATAATCATCAATGAATAAGGATGCACAACCTGCCGCTTGAGGAGCTGCACAACTTGTTCCACTAAAGAATGCCCATTGTCCGTCTGGGAAAGTAGTGCCTGGGTAACACGTATAAGTATAAGCTCCCATTCCACTTAGATCGATACCGCTTCCTCGAGAACTATAATCATCGAGTAATGGATTCGCTGTACTATGTTGACTAGCTGCTATAGTAAAATCATTAACATCACCTTCGCTATAATTACCATTTGGATAGCGAGTGACTGCCGAAGACAACGTGGATCCTGAAGTAATATCGTATATCATAGTAAGACCATTTAGACCACGGCCTAGATCAATAAGAGTTGAACCACTCTTAATTCGTATTTCAGCTTTATAACTAGGAGTGCCTACAGACGAGAATACGTTACTATAATTACCTGCACTCTTGAAATGATACATTCCACCTTCTGTATTCATTGTCGCATTGACTGTATCGAGTGAAGTGGAACGAAGCCGGGAACTAGTAACGCCGTTCAGTCCCCAAACAATACACCATTTGTCTGTGTTGTCAGCAGGATCTTCAATAACTCTTGGCCACATACCGTTGTTGACGAAAGGTGTAAAGTCACTAAACCAATCTGTCGTTGACATAGGAGATATTACGATACCGCCCGTCATAGCTGCATGTATTGTGCATACGTAAGATGTTCCTGAACCTGAGGTAGCAACCCATGAAAGGTTCGCCGTTCCTGCACCAGTTACACCAGAAACCGCTATACCACTTCTTCGTATTTCTACTGGATGGCTTCCGTGAGCATTATTCGTAATGTTAATTGTGTCGCCGGGCTTGACCGTTAACGATCTATTCGCTACTGGTATGTTTGCTGCAGCACCTTTATAAGCTCGATCTTCACCAGTGACGTTATACTCGGAAGAACCTGAAGCATCGAGTGTAATGTTAAATGTTTGTGGATACGGATTGTCGCCTTGATTAATTGTAGTAGGATTATCATCTGCGTCATATATTGTTATAGATTCAATGTCATCAATAGGAATTGCATCAGTAAGTTCTGTTGTTGTATAACCCCATGCACCAGTAACTATAGTTGCGTTACGAACACCTGTTACTGGATTGACTGGTTTTGTTTTATGAAATTCTATAACAGCGTTATATGTGTCAGCTACTGATTCAAGATAAATTACACGAAGACTCGAAGCATTAGACCATCCACAGAATGTGCCAGCGCAAGCACTGAGTACTCCTATTGCATGAGACGAAAAGAGATCAGCTCCACCTGTAAGTTGATCATTATCAACTAATCCATTATCATAGTTAGACCAATCAGTACGTTCAACTCGGGTTCGTTTATAATTAACTTGAAGTTGTCCTGCCATAGCACCGTGAACAGTACATCTATAAGTACCTAATCCACCGGTGCCAGATGTTTGTAAAGAGGTCGGAGTCCAAGTGAGTGTGTCTCCTTGAGAAGCTCCATCATAAGCTCCTTGACCTGTTGCATTATCATACTGAGCACCTGTACTGGCATCGATAATTTCAAGAGGATGCGATGACCCTGCTGTGTTAACGAGTTCAAGTGTATCACCAGCATATATGTTAATTGCCGGATTCAAAGCATTAGTATGTGTAGTCGATCTGTCAGTGCCTGATACTAACCAACCAGTGCTACCATCAGGAGTAAGTGTAAGTGAATATGTTTGTGCTTCACCTAACACTCTTGAAGCATCAGAACCTAACATAAAGTCGGGATGCGTAAGCCAACCACTATAGCTAGAAGAAGGCTCACCAGCTTCAACAGCAACAACATCTACATAAGCGCCTGAATAGTTTTGTCTTACATTTGCTGTAACTCGAGCGTCTTCACTTAAGTTTGTAAAAAAACCTACCTCACCTGAACTTTGTGTTACTGTATCAGGATTTGCACTACCTGTATAGTAAAAGCTTGTACTGCTAAAACGAGCTCCAGGCAAACCACCGGGAGATGGAATAGTTCGTGTAACTAAATCTGCTTCACGATCAGCAACAGGGCTCGAAGCAGGATACTCAGTTGGTTCAATAGGAAGATCGATTTCACAACGAATTACTCGATCGTCTGCTACGAGTATGTTAACTTCGTCTTGAGTCAAGCTCATTAAGATGAGACCGTCGAAGTTGTTTAGATTACTTTTTACAGTCATCCCAGCAGCAACGCTGCTTAAAAACGCCGGTTCATCTGTTCCAGGCTGTAATATAACTGTATAGTATTGCTTATCCATTTTAGTTATCTTCGAGTTTGAGTACAGTAAACGTAACGTCTATGTCAGTAGCACCGCCTGTGTTATTCGTAACGGTAACTGGCATAACTGTTTCGCCATCGTCAATATATCCGTATATTGCTGGTGTAACTTTAAATGTTGTGTTAGGTGAGGTTGCAACAAACTCAGCAATAACACCTGCACCTTCCGGAGGATCATCGCTCACTGGTCGAGATAAGTCAGCAGTTCGTGATGCTGCATCTGAGTAAATACGAATACGACATTCTTTTTCAGCAACAACTGTATAGAGAGCGTATGATTTACCGAGTGTAGTAAAGTCAACCGATTGGTTACCAGTAAATGATCCAGTATTTTTGAGTTCAGTAACTCGTGAAAGGCTACCGCCGCCACCACCACTGCTCGCCGATGGGTCAGCAATAACAATATCACCAATCATTCCACTATGAACAGTACAAATATACTTGTATGTTCCACTGATATTGCCGGGAACCTTCCAATAAAGAGTTCCTTCATATTGACCTTGTGCAGCTGAGCCTACTGACTTAGTACCGTCGTTTGCGTAATGAACAAGACCTGTATTATAAGCTGTTGTACCATCAGGCTGTCGTATTTCAAATGGGTGAGATGAAGTAGCACCATTTAATTCAAAAGCAACAGTTTGACCTGCAGTAACATAAACAGTAGGATTGTCACCGGGCAATTGATCCATTGTATATCTTGAACTGTCTGGTCCTACAACATAATAAGTTGAAACAGCAGTTGCTGCCATATCATGAAGATCAAGGTCAGCCATATCAACTTCTGTTAAGTCAGCAAGAGTACTTGAACCACTTGATGCTGTAAGCTGACCGGCCGATGCAGTCAATCCTGAGCCTGCGATTGCTGCAACTAAATCGACTATCGATTCCTTTTTAGAATTACTACTATCGTCATTATCGATAAAGCCAATAAAGTCACTAGCTACATCAATAGTACCAGCTGATAAACTATTCAGATCAGTACCACTACCACCGCCGCCACCTGAAGCTGCAATTGTAATTTCATTACTGTTAGGATCACCTGTAAGAGTAACATTAGCTCCTGGGCTAATCGTTAATGTGTCAGTTGCACTAGCTGCTTGTAATGAAACACCTGCAATAGCGATTGTAGCAAAAGAGTTCGTACTGCTTCCTCCACCACCCTGTGCAACCCAAGCATAATCAGAACCATCCCAACTTAATACTTCATTATTTTGTGCAGCTGAAGTATTAATGTGTGCATCCACATCACTGTTAGTGTATGAACTACCACCACCGCCGCCACCTTGAGCTACCCAAGTATATGTGTCATCACCATTTGCTTGTAAAACGTAGTTTGCTGCTTCATCGTTTGTGATAGCACCATCATAAACAAATGGAGATAAAGGATCAGTATAGTTTGTTATGGCTCCAGCTGAGGTGTCCGCGAGTAGCTTACGCCACTCACCGTGAGCATAGTACAATGCGCCAGTATCATGAGCGTGGCCTATTGCGCCATGATATACCGAAGCATCAACTGCTAACAGGTCAGCTTCTGTGCTATACAGAAACGAGATTTTATTCGGTTTGCCGGGATAGTCGATATTCAGGTTAGAGTCGAAAAGACTAACCGGTGAATTTCCTCCCGCTGAGAAGTATAACTCATTAAAGTTATCGTTGACTTTATCGAATGCGTTTCTTAACGGATCGCCTGTTCCGTCATTTGCCGTTGATCCGATTCCTATTGTTTGCTTGGCCATAGCAGGTTTTCCTCAGAATTGTTAAAGTATTTATATACTAATATGTTATCTTGTAGTTATCTTCGAGATAGTTGTTAAGCAACACTCGCATATCCGGTGATACTGTGTGACCCACGTTATCATTCATGAATATGGTATTGCCATAGTCTACAATATTACTGTTATTACCGAATGGAACACCTGCTGATTGAACACCTCCAAAGCCTAATGCACCAGCAAATCGATATGCTGAATTAGGAGCAGTAAGGAATGTCATTCCTACGAATGTTCCTCCGTTATATGGAACGACTGTATCGTTGACGCCATTCATTTGAACAAGTCGTCTTTGCGGAATTGTCGTTACCGGAGTATCATATCCATCATTCAGGTATGCATCACCTGTAAGCTCTTCATTAAATGGATAATAGAATTGTCCACTACGATATTGATCTGTATTCGTTTGCGATATCATACAAACAATTGTATCAATAGCTGGATCACTAATTTCAACAGCGGCTCTTAATGCAAGAGCACCACCGTTGCTTGAACCTACAATACGAATCTTAGTTTCATCAACATTAGCATATACCTGAATGTTTGAAACGAGCTCTGTTAGCATTTCAATGTCAGGACCATTCGATGATTCGTTACTAATGTTCCAACTATTTTGATATCCATCAACACCGATTAAGATGTGGCCAGGTAAGTCGCTCGTAAATTGAGAGACCATGCCGGCACCGTTGCCGCCGTTACCGTGTAGTAATATTGCTACAGGGAAAGGACCTGTTCCACTCGATGGTAATTGTACTGTAGTCGAATAAATGTGGAGACCCTGTGACCAGTTCTTAGTAATATCTAAAACAGTGTCGTTTGTAAGAACCAGCCCGCCGGTTCCTCCAGGAATATGATCGACAGTTAAATAATTACTATCAACTGTATAGTTCGTTACGGATGCTTCGATATTCGTTACATCTGCAACATCAAATGGGCTACCTGTACCATCATCATTAAACTTACGATAGAATCGTGGTTTTGTCTCTGAATCGACTTTCACCTTATAGATGAAGTCACCGAACATTTTGGTTCCGGCAAGGTGAACATTATCTCTTAGTAAAGATTCATATTGTGATTTAGCAAGAGACGATTTAATTTGGTATGAATATTCTTGGAAGAAATCACTGTCTTGTACTCGCATACCAGCTTCATAATATTCGCCATCAGGTTGGTAACCATTTAAGTGAGACGAGAATGAAGACCAATATCCTGCAGTCTTTCCTTGTGTCAGTGTTCGTATTGTTCCACCGGCACGTACTTCATTAGTGTCTTTTGTTTTTAGTGTACCTATTGCCGAGTCAACGTAACCAAATCCTGAATTTGATATTGCAACTTCTTTAATTTTACCAACTGCAAAATCTGTAATCGCATTAATCTGAGCATTATCACCGAGTACATCTCGATCATAGTCAAGTGCTGCACCTGCAATAGGAACAACAATTTGTCCTTTCTGAATTCCGTCAGTGTTATTAAACCCGTAATAATCGAATGGTAATACACTAATAAATCCATTTACATTATCAACAACCTGTACTAAACCTTGAACGTTAGTATTATTTTGCGTAATGGTTTCGCCTACACTAAACGTACTTGCTTCACCGGGATCATCAAATCTGAGTACCTGATTACGTCTTTGTAGTCGACTAAAGATCTCGTCTTCAGCTCGAGCGAATACTTGAGTTTGATAATTGCTACCTTTACGAACATTATTGAAACTACCAATTCGACCTATCGTAAATGGTTGTACATTAAACGCTTGATTCAATGGTGTCGTTAACGTAACCGGTGAGGCTGTACCAGACATTGGAGCGGTAGCTTCATAATCTGCAGCATCTAATTGAGTCGTAATATGTGGAGCAATTAAGTCTGTAATAATTGAAACTTGAGATGTGTTCGTTAAGTTTCCTACAATAACATCGTTTTCATCGTCACCACCATCAGGATAAAGTGGTCCAGGCGATGTAGCATTGAATGGACTAATCTCGATAGGTACTACTTGGAAATTGGTATCACGATCTAATGTATTAATTGTACGACTTAAATCGAACTCTTGGCCAGCTTGTGATTTTACACCTAATAGATCTTCAGTCTGACCTATTACGATTGCTTCATTACCACCCGAGTCTCGTAATCTTTCGTAAGGTATGAATTGTAAATTAGGATTGTCTACAAGTAATGTTTGTGTTGAAACCTGTAAACGAGTATTATCAATAGTATATCCATAACCGCCATCGTCAATCTCGTATCGTACATCACCGGATATTAAGTTACTTACATCTGTAACAATACACTCACCACCATCACCGAATTGAGATGTAATAGTGAGTTGATCTCCTATAGAGTTTCCTACGGTTGCATCATCAGAATTCTGATCAACTTCAAAAGCACTCAGTGAGCCAGCAACACGACCAAATACAACGCTTTCTCCATTTACAACTGCAATGACTTCGTCGTATCTTTCAAAGTTACCTTGCACTTCATCAATATAAATGATAGGAGTCTTGATTCCATTCAACATAATAAAGTTGACTTTACTTACAGCAGCCTTTGCGCCAGAAGTACTTCCTTCAATATTCTTTGAAATTAAATCAAGGTAAGTATACACCTTTCCTGATACTGATCTAAATCGATTATCATTAGGAATGATTTGCAAATAGACACCACGTCTCCATTTACTATTCGACACCTTCATCATCTTATCAGCTGGATAAACAATATCGATATCAAATTCTTGGAAGAAAATTGAGAAGAATAATTCGATACCAGCAGGTGTACCCTTACGTCTATAAAGATCGAGAACGTTTTTAACTATAAAGTTTATTGTACTTTCTTTAAGAGGAAGGTCATGTAGAAACTTATTTTTAAAGAATAGAAGTAATTCAGCAAGCGTTGTGTCAACATCTCGGTATTCAAATAGTCGACGAGAAACATACAGAGATTGATTACTCTGCGTTTCTAAAAATTTGTAATAGTCTTCAACAAGAGCAACAAGTTCTGGACCATTCTCTTTATAGATGCCCGGAAACTGTTCCTTTATGAAAAAGGCTATATTCTTTTCGACTTCCATTTTTACACCTTAGTAAATGCTAGAACCTGTTCCTATACCAGATGAACTGACTGTTCCTACTGGAGTTGCGGTATTAATAACCGGTGCTGCTCCTTTTTCTTCAAGTTCCATCGTGATTTTGATATCAGTATCTCGTAAAATAAACACTCGCCCTTTCGGAGAAGTGTAATCACTATCCTTAAGTCGAGCCATAATCTTAATTGCGTTTCCAGTATATTCTTCGGTAGTAAAGCGATTGAGCTTAACTTCACCAGTACTATAATCAACAGTACCGGCACTGGGATTAATAACTTGAGGATTGTTCATATCATCGGTCACTGTCATCATATTGCCAAGTCCATCGTCTTGCAAATAAACACATGTACCATTTACATCGAATGGACTACTTCGTATAGCTGACTTATAATTGTCAAAGCCGTTAGTGCTACGGAAAGGATATGGTCTATGTAATTCGGCTTCAAATCTAAACGTTGGATTCGTAACCATATTAATAACAGGTGAGTACTCAATGATAGGTAGAATTTCAACATCAGCACTTAATATGCCTGCATCAACATCACTTACTATTCCAGTCAATACACTACTTCGTAAAGTTCGATTAAAGTCTTCAAGATTCTCTGTAGCATAAGTGCTCAATGCTGCCCGTGCCATACTCTCAAGTTGTGCTGCACTCTTTTCAGTATTCTTAAGACTATATCGTATTGCGATACTTGCATCAGCATATACGTATTTTGTTTGTACAAATATGGGTTCGATTCCTAGAGGACTCTTATCTCTTAAGAACGTAACATAAGCATTTGAAAGTGTCTTAGATATTAACTCGCTTTCACTACTGAGATAAACAGAGATTGCAACCTTACCAAACTGTGGAGGATCAAGCTGTTCACCACCATAAGCAGAAACAGATTTAATATCGGGGAATTTTTGCATGAGCAATACTTCATAATCTCGTGAAGTCACAGCTCGCTCTTGTATTTGAAGAGCCTTAGGAGCAAAGTAGCGAATCGATTCTAAAGTCTCTCGTTCTTGACCGCCGGCTGCTGGAGTAACAGTTGTACAGCTGATGCTAGCACCTTCTACGAAACTTGCAGTAAATATGTTTGCGCCATTTGCTTCTTCACCTGAACATACACGATACCTTACTCGAACATCTTCATATTCAAATGGTTGAAGACCAAATTCGTTTTTACCGAAGTAAACCGCATAGCGATCATCAAGATAAGGTTCAATATAGAATACTTTATCAAGAGGTTCTACACCATATATTGTATTTGCTCGTGTAAAGATGTTTTGATCTTCAGTTTCTTCCGCATCTACAAACACGACAATCGAATCAGTATCAACTTCGTTGTTTGTTAACTGGACTCGAAGTACTCCATCAGCATCAATAATAAATCCTTCACGAGTAAAGCTAGCTAGCATTTGACCTTCGTATAGACTTACGTCTTGAGCTACATAAACACCTGGTTCAGTTCGCTTTGCAACATAGGTTTCGTTAGTAACAAAATTAAATTGATCACCTTTAAACGTAGAACCAAAGTTAGTATATGTAGGAATAGTAAGTGTTGAAGGACCATTTTCTACGAGTGAACTATCTTGAATACGAACATTAACGACTGCAATCGCGCTCTTACGAGATCTTGGTAGATAGTTAAGCTCTTTAGCATGAGAAACAACACTATTCTTCATTACAGCAGAATCAAGGAACATCTCGTTGATTGCCATATTCGTATAGAAGTTATTTTGAAAAGTATTATATGCTAGTACATCCAACAGAGCGCTCATGTTCGAGCCTTCAAAGTTATAGTCTTTGAATTGTGTCTGGGTTGCTAGGTATTCTCTTAGCTGAGCTTTTACTCCATCAAAGTCGAGTTCGGTGATGGGTGTTTTTACGCTGGCCATTTATCTTATCCTTTCTAAAATAACGTCAAGTTGAATGGGTGTGTCAACATTACGTGTATTAAATCTGACTACAATTGAAACTTTGTTATCATCAAAAATTGATGAAGCTGAAACATCGATAAGTTCAGCTCGTGGCTCATAAGTTTCAATAGTCGATTTGATTCGTCTTTCGATTCGTTTAAGTACTCCTGGTGTTAGATTTTCAAATAACAATTCTCGTATTCCAGCCCCTAAACGAGGCTGCATTAACCTTTCACCAGGATCGGTTAAAATTAAATTTCTAAGAGATTCTTTTACTGCGTCTTCGTCTTTTAAAAGTGCAATGTCTTTTGAGACAGGACTGACACGCAAGTCTTTATGCATGTCTGAATACAGACTTATCTTTTTAGTTTTCGGCGTTATTAGAGTAGCTGTCATTGTGCCATTTCTCTTATGTCAAGGTGTATATAGCCCTTGTATTCTACTACGTGTTTAAATCCACTACGGAAAGCAATCTCGCTAAAACGTTCTAAGTCAAGACCTTCGCTTACTATATCTATAACTAAACCACTTAGATGCGGTGAATCCTTATCCGCACCTATTTCCTCATTGTATTCTTTACTTCGCCATCCAGCCTGAATGGTGAATGTTTGATTCAATTCTTTTTGCACTCGCATCAGGTATACTTTAACATCGAGATCAACTCGAGCGTAACCATCAGGACCAAGATCTTCTATCCAGTCACCTTGTACCTTAATCCTTTCGTCTTCACCTGCCATTACTGATCCGCAACGAGGAAGGTCTTGATACTCTTCTTTCGTTATAGGCGGTACAACAACCGGTTGGCGATTGCTTGGAGTGATACGAGGTTCACCACCTGTACCATCCCAGAGTTCCTTTAGACTATTTATCTTATCATCACGAGCTTCTGGAGAATAACGGATCGCGCCGGCCGCTATCGCAGTAGATGTTCCTATTTTACCCATGTTTTGAATACGTCTTACAATTCGCTCGTAGTTCACTCCAAAGTTATCTAGAGGACGATTAATATCTTTAATGAGAGCTTCGATACTTGCACCGAAAGCACATATACGAGCTACCATTAATTGTACACTCTCAAGATCAATATTTTCAATTTTACTTACGAAGTAATCGATACCAGCTTCAATACGTTTTATGAAATCCTTTTCATTATCAGGAGAAAGAGTTGTACAAGATAACTCGCGATAAGTCATAATTTCTTTTACTGCTTTAGTACTTGCTTGCTCAAGTGTTAATCCTAATATGTTAAAGTTTTGAATTGCATCTCGAACATCTTGAATCACTGCATTAATAACAGCTACAATCTTCTTTCGTATTTCTGCAATTAGTTTATCAATAATTTCTTGTTGAACAAACTCTGCGAAACTTTCATAGCTTCGAACCTTAGCTATAAACTCTGCGGCATCTGTAAGTAGTCCGTCGATCGTACCCAATAAAGAATAAAAAGAATCAATTGCACCGAAGAACTGTTGTAACGTATTACATATTCCACCTAATATACTATCAGCAAAAGAATTCTTATAGTAATTATCCATTTCTCTTGCGAGCTTTTCGTAATTATTTGTATTCGTAATCTGATCAGGTGTATAGTTATACTCTTGCATGAACTCGGCTATTTCGATATTCGTAATATTACCTCTTACGTATCGATCACTTAAGTCGTCGTATTCACCAGTATAGCTTTGTTTAAAATCACCATTAATAAATGGAGCAACTTCGTAAAAAGCATTTCCATAACGATTAAAAGCGATTTGTACCGGATTACGTTCTGCATCTTGTTTAATGTTATCTGCAATTTCTTTTGCGATTGCATCAATCTGATTTTCATTATAGACGCCGTTTCCGTCGACAACAGGCCCAGCAACTAATGCTAAATTATTTAGTGTGGTTTGATCTGTTCTATCAATACATTTAGTTGCCATGTCTTTTCCTAAATACTGATTAGCGGTTTGTCAGCTGAATCATCAGCTTCTAAGTAACCCATCGAATATCCCTTAGCGTAATATCCGTCTTGTACAATGCCGGGAACTGGTTGGCTTTCAGCCGGTGGTTCAGGCATTTGTACTATCTCAATTCCGTATCCACCTTCAGTAAGAGCGCTTATTGTTCCAAGTACGTCGAATGGAGTACTAATTACGGAAGAAGCAAACTTAGCTAAATCCTTTCCGTTTCCTGACGGGAATGCAACACCAGTAATTACACCAGGAGCCGGTACAGGTGGAACAACAAGAGAACCACCAGGAGGAATAATTGCAGGCACACTACCTACTGTAGGTATTGTTACTGGAATAATATAACCAGCTCCATAACTTACAGGGCCACTGGGCAGTGGTGCACCAAGTACAGTAAAGTTACCAAGCGCTGAATTTACAGCGACTGAAGCATTTACTGTTGCTGACATAACAGAAGTAGTAAATAATCCAGTACCAGCATTGATTGCGGCTGCATTCCATATACCACTAAAGCTTCCGTTAGCCGCAGCCATTTGTACACCTAATGCTATAACATTAAAGCCAGGCGTACCAGCGCCTCCACTGAACGGTGTTTGTGTTGTAGGTATTAATCCAAACGCAGTATTATTAATACTACCCATCGCATAAAAATGAATATCTTGAGCAGTTGTAATTCGTGCAGCTTTATTTGCGTAAGCACTCCATGTAGTCAATGCAGTATTTTTAATATTACTTGAAACTATGTTAATTTGCGTTTCGGCTTCCATTTGGATTTCTTTTTTACCAAATAGAGTCATAGCATTCAAAGACTCGAGCTTCATTACAGAACTACGAGCTTGGAATAAACCACCGGAGTTTATGTTTGTAGTCTTACCAACACCGAGTTCGTAATTACCTTTTACATGAAGCTTATAGTCACCTTCAACTTCTTCGGTTTTATGACCTTTCACATAAACGTGAGCATTACCATTAATTGTAACTACACTATGTTTAGATGATTCATGCCGAGTTTCATTTGTAACTTCGTAACGATCACCTACAGCTTTATCTGTACGAGTACCACCTGAATCAATTTGAAGGAATGATCCACCACCCTGACCACCATGATAAATCATAATACGTTCAGCGCCAGGTGTATCATCGAGTTCGATTACATGATGCGCAGTTTCGATAACTCGGTTATAAGGATACTTAGCAGCATAAGCTGATCCAGGTTGATCCCAAGTCTTATCCGTAGTACCAACTTTATTATCACGAGAACGATTCGTATTTACCTTTTCAAAGTAAAGCTCATCCGGTGGACGATCAAATTCTTCAACACGAGCATATCGAGATCTTTGGTGTAATCCATAATCATCAGGCCTGAAGCCTTTTGACATAGGATCATCTTTACCCTTGTCAGAAATTACACCGTATCCGTCTACCGTAGGATTCATAGCTTCAGCATATTGAGAAGGTATTAAGCCTATGATAAGTGGATGCTGAGCAGCTCGCCCATCCATAAACATTCCAAGAACAAAGGAATTCAAAGGCGGTAATGGATAGTTAGGATCGTAATCTCCTGCTATACAAACACACCAAGGTAGATCCTCAGTATCGATGTTAGAATGTTCTCCGTGTACACTCAGGGCCCGTACGCGTACTCGTCCTTCGTTACGAGGATCAACGTTATCTTCTACGACTCCGACGAAAAACATCGGGTTTGGTAATCCCATTCCTTGCATTATGTAGGTCTCACTTTATTCCAATCGTACTTAGTTAATGTTAAGTCCGTTTTGAGTATTCCGTTAACCATTTGGTGTGTTACACTACGTACCAAATAGTTACCGCTTAATTGTCTATTCTCTTCTGATCCGTCGCCAGATGCGTTTAATTTACGAGCATTTAAATTCAATACTTGTCCGCACTGAATATCGAGTCGGCCTTTCATGTGTACAGAAATCTGAGTAGCATTGAGGTGATGAGCGTATGCAGTTTGATTTTGTACAATTTCTCGATAGTGTTGTTCACCTCTTACGACAGGACCTCGGCCACCCCCTTCATCGTCATCATAATCTCGGAATAGCATGAATTGTTTTGCGTTATCCTTTCGAGCTGCTTTATCATGTTTAAATGTGTTTTCGATAAAACGCTCAGTGTGCTTATCTTTTGAAATATCTACCTTACCGCCGGTGGCGTTATATTCTTTTCCACCCTTCTTGACTTCATTAAGATAATTGTAATCGTATCGTTTTGCAGTATGCCTATTCAAATCGATTTCAAATACACTATTTAAATAAGCTCCACCATGTAGTTCGTGACTCACATCAACACGAGATGTATTAGTCAGTTCTTCAACTTGAGTAATTTGAGATACAGCATCTCGTGGATCTAAAGAAGTAAATACTTGGTAGTTAATGTTTTTGATTTGCTTATTATCAAGTGCAGTTTTAATTAGAAACTCGTCTGTTGCAAAATGATATCCATTAAAGTTTTCAAAGAAGCGGAATGAGCATGATGGTGAGTTACGACTAAACGATCGTCCAGCAATAAAATACATGCTTTCACTAGGTGTATATCTTGGAATTGTAAACCGCAACAATCCTTCAGAAGGTTGATATGTAAATGAACGCTTCTTATTATCACTTAGGCTACGTCTTACACCACCAAATGGAAGTACTGTTTTATCAGTTACTATTGGTATACCGGTTTTACAAAAGTATTTTTCAAATACATCGGCCGCAGCAGATGATGCTGGTTTATTTCGGAAAGCGGTAACAACAGTATTCAATGCTGCGTTATAGCTTGTCTGCGTCATAGCATGTAACTTATAAGAAACACCATCATTATTTTGAGTGGTTTCAACTTCATTGATTTTATAAATCTGAAGCTTAAGTTCTAAATTCGTTTGAAGGTCGTGACAGACAATTTGAATCTCTAATTCTTCTTCACCACGAAGAGGAAAGTTTTCTAACACACCAATAGTATCTAAAACTGAAAAGTTAAAGTGAACTGCAGGTGAATCAATCGTTTGTGTTATTTGGAAACGACCTATCAACGCACTAATGTCGATCACAGGAACCTTTTCGTCCGGCTGACGAAAAGGTCTGATCAACGCTTTTACAACGTCAACTGCTGATGGGTTAAATGTTCCGGCCGTTGTCATTATGTCTCAACGTTTAAGTTTTTAAGAAAATCTTTCGAGAGCTGATTTAAATATCGATTATCAAATAAGAATATTTCTCTCTTGTTTTCGTTTAGAGTTCGCTCAAAGTCGTAAATACGATAAGGCTCCCATTCCTCAGGAATAAGACGCTTAACAATAATTTTACGCCCTAGTTCCGTACGAAGAATAACTCTATCTTCTCGTCTTAAGTAAATCGTACGAAACGATTCGGGTGCTAAGATAATTTCATCGACTGCCATTAGTCTTCAAACCTCCTCACGTAGTAAAGAATGTTATCGTCGTTAGTAGGATCTTGTATCCAATCAATAACGGCTTCTCCAACTTCACCTGATTGTGCTGAATATTTTTCAACGAGATAATTCGTAAATGTTCTTTCATCCATAGGCCACTGATGATAAGGATCAATAATATTGTTAGCTAAATAAACAAGCCAAACATAATCGACCGATCCATAATAGAAATCTGCAATGTCTTCTGCTCGTTCTGCTTCTTTCACTGTGTAAGGATAGTAAAGAAACGGATTAGTAGAAACAGCTTTAGCAAAAGCAGTACGTCGAGAGATATCTCTTACTCGCCTACCTTGGTATTCTATGACTGGAAATCTTTCAAAATATTTCATTAGAAGCCTGGCCCTCCTCCGGGAGTATCCTTTCCGCTCACGGCATCATCAGCTGGACCTTTTGGTACAGGATAATCGTCTGATGTTTGGATACTTAATTCTTGGAACGTAATTGAAAGAGAGACTGAGTTAGGTACACCACCATTCATTATCGTAACAAACCCACCTTGACCATAAGAAACAGTTACATTGCTAATCATACAAGGTTTGAATCTTACAAAGTAGTCTTCATTTACTCCTAACAAATTTAAATATACGACAGATGGGTATTTAAGGAATGCTCTACTTAAGCCTGGAACTTCTCCACCATCTTTTCCTGCGGTAACACCTTGAACCGTTGGTAAAGATTTTCTCTTTAAAAAATCGACTATTTGTTTAATTGTATTCGTATCATTCTCATTCGATGGAAACATATCCCAGCTGAATGTAAATTGTCGTAAGTCAACACCACTAAACGTTAATGTTTCTTGTGGGTTTACTGCGGTACCTGCAAAAACACCGATACTCTTTCCAATATCGCCAGGAATAACACTACGACCTAGGTAAGCAGCCATCGCAGCAACCTGACCTTTTCCTAAACCAGAAGCACCGGAAGCCGCAGCATCCAGAAGAGCTTTAGCACCTTCTTCAGCATTACCTGCTCCTTTCACTATACCGCCTAAAGCTGAACCTGCATTTTTTGCTGCGCTCAATGCGGCCTGCACGACACCTGTTGGATT